TTTACCACATGATCACTTGTGTCTGTAATAGTAAAAGATTGATTGTAAAAAGATTTTGTTCCATTATTATCTAGTTGACTATCTAACTTTTCATAATAATATTCAAATGCTTCTGTTACTGTTTTAAATTGCCACATATATTTTCTTTTCTTATTGGGTATTTATAGTTATCTTGTTCAAATATATAAACTATTACGCCATCATGCAAAGTTTTTTTTCCAATATACTTTCCTTTCATTGTTTGACCAGCAAATCTAAATTGCCATAATTCTCCTATATTCATCGTGTTGTCTTTTTATTAAATCTTCACTATAATTATTTACTAACTTTAGCACATCTTCTTTACTTTGAATATATAATAAATCTCTTAATACATTATCTTTTATTAATTCTTTATTAGGATCAAAGCTTAAAGGTATAGCAGCTAAACAGTTAGAAGCTAATGTCTCATAAAATCTAAATGTTACTACATTATTTTCGTGTTCTTTGTCTGCTAAAACAAGACTTACTTTGCATTGATTTAACATATCCATTAAGTCTTTATGTTTTAATTTTTTTATAAATGGAATATCTATCTTATTGGATCTATAACCTATAAAAAGATTAGAATCAGATAAAGGCATATATTTTCTTAATTGTGATTCTCTATAGCTACCTCTTCTATCTCCATAATAAACTACATCATGTTGTTTAAATGCATGTATAAATTTTGGGTTTGGAATTTTTGTTTTAAATATTCCTTTGAAATAATTAAAATAAGTAAATTCATTATATTTAGTGTCATTATAAAATTTATTAAGATCTTTACCTGGAAACAAATAAACAGCTCTAGATAATAACTCATCAAACTTTTTTACATTTTCTTCACTTATTATAGGCCATCTATCATTTACAGCTTTTGCAGCATTGATTGGTTTTATTCTTGGATCATTACAAAGAATAGCTATTTTATTTTTATAATCACAAAGCTTAGTTATTTTTTCAACTACATCATCTCCAATAACTCCACCAAAAAAATTAGGTTGAGACAATGATAATAGTATCTTATCAAAGCTATTTAAATCAACATCTCTTATATCAATATACTTTTTCTCATGTTTATTGGTTCTACCACTTTTACCAATATAAAATAAATCATATTTATTAGATAAATAGGTAGCTTCTAATCCACTGTGATTATTTGCTTTACATTGTATATTATTAAAAATACTAATTATTGCTTTCATTGTAATTATTTAATGATCCTAAATATGCTACTGCATCTAATAAATTATCTTCTTTATGATTATAAGACTGTCTAGATAGTTTTAAAGCTACAAGACACATATACATATCTTGTGGTGTAATTGTTTTACCTGTAGCACCTGAAGCTATCATTGCTGCTCTTTCCATACCTTCATTAAAAGGTCCATACATTCTTTCTTTTTCTTCTGATCTTTCATTTATGATCTTATTTGCTTTGTCTAATATATTCATAATCTAAATGAGTTTTTTACCATTCTTATACTTGTTTTATTAAACTCTCTAACACGTTCTCTATATTTTGGATCAGTACAGTATTTTCTCATTGCTCTAGATTCAACACATTCACCATACTTTTCTTCAAAAGCATCAATTTCTTTTAGTTTATCTTTGATCATTTGTTCAGTTATTTTCATAAACTTATTTTTTGTTTGGCTTTTGCTTTTTCAGATTCTAAACCTCCAGAATTAATAATATTATAGAGTTCTTCCTCTGTCAGCTGCGACCAAAACCAATCGTTGTAATCAAATTGCATATTGTTATTTTTTGTAAATATAAACAATTATTTAACATCTTCCTCTTTTGGGAAAACTTTTTTTTCTAATTTCTCTAATCTATTCAGTGCAACTACTAAAGCTTGTTGTGTTAGCTTTAAATCGTGTTGCATTTTTATTATTGTACTTTCTTTCATTTATTTTTGCTTTTATCAAAACAGTAAGCCATACCTAGAATAAATCCAGATACTCCAATTCCTATTGAAACTAAAAAACCTGTAATAGTCATAATATTTTATCTTGTTTTTATTTTTAATGTTTTTTGAAAATATAAATATTTTTATTTTTGTTGTTTGATTTTCTCAATATATAAAGTAGCATCCATCAGCTCTTCTTGTAAATGATTTAAGAACTTGTAAAATCCATCAGGGGAATCGTACAGGGTAGTTCCGTATTTCAAGATACCATCTCTACTTCTTGCCCTCATAGTATTTATAACATCTTCTACTATTGGGTCTTTCTTTATATCATTGTGAGAATAAGTTGAATCAGCTGTCCATCTATCCTCGTTCATTTCAAACCATTTTTTTATACTATCGCTCATTTCTTTCTTTATATGTTTTTACTATCATTGCTTCTAACATTCTCAAAACACCGTAACCAAGTAATATTTTAAAGACCAACATTTAATTTAGTTCTTAATTTATCAACTTCTGTTCTTAAACGTGCTACTTCTTGTTCAGAGCTTCTTGCTCTTTCTACTGCACGTATTTTATCACTACGGTATTCACTTAATGATTGTTCGTATAATCTTTCATTGGTTATTAAAGTGTGTACATAAAAACCAACATCTTGCCAAGAAAAATACATATCATTTAATGATTCGCTTTTTGGCTTAGCTTTTCTTGCTTTTATTATATATTCACCAACTAAATTAAAATTAGCGTAATATTCTCCTTCCTTTAAATTGTTTAACTTTCTATTCATATTCTTTATATAATCTCTTTAATTTTGCATATACTCCATTAGTAAAGCAACTACTACATCCTGTCATTTCTTTTTTATCATTAAAAACTCTATTATAAATAGCTAGTAATTCACTTTGCATAACTCCGTTTATTGTTACAGGATTAGCTTCAAAAAATTCATATAAGTAAATATACTCATTTTCCGATAAACAATTTGGTTTATAATAAGGAAACAAATGATTTAGTTTATCTTTTCTATCATCACAACCACAATCTTCTCCAGCTAAAAATTTTACAGCTTTTTTAATACCAGTTGCCTTTGTTATTTTTTCTACTGTATCACCTAAACCTTTTGAATCTTCATTAAATTTTTTTTTCCATTCTTTGTAAGCCTTAGATCTTTTATCACCTTTAAATTCTTCCATTTTTTTTAGTTTATTGATTCATAATTATTATCTTTATAGTTATCCCAATCATCTTGGTATTCTTTTTTGATTCTAGTTTTCATGTTTTTTAAACTATTAAATATAGAAACCCAGCTTATTTTAGTTTCTGCTGCAATTCCTCTTATACTTAAACCACTATCTCTATAAATCTTAAAAAGTTTTCTATTATACCAATCCCAATTTTCAATTTCTGCATCTATTAAATTACATATTTTATTAAAAGCTATTTGCTCATCCATTTTATTATTGTCTGGAATTTGGATATAAAATTTATCATTGTTAATACTAACTTTATTAATTTTTTTCTTAGAATTATAATATTGAAAATAAACACTCCTAAGAGTAAAAAATATATAACCTCTACTGACAACTCCATTTTTAATTATTTTATCTTCTGAACTATATTTGTAAATTACTAAATACATTTCTTGAACGATATCTTCATAGTAATGTTTTTCACCAAAACTTTTTACTATTTTAATCCATTCATTATGCTGCTCTGCTACCTTACTGAGCCATTTTGATTTTTTATCCATATAACTGTGATGCTAATTATACCAATGCAACATTGCAAGGTAATCTCTTCTAAATCCTCATATTCATCTTTGCTATATAATGCACCAACCATAAATCCATAAATAGGACTTAATAATATAGTAGCACTTTTTATTTGTCCAATTATTAAAATTGTAAATGTTATTATAAGTAAAATTATAAAAATTGTCAAAATATTAATTTTTCTTTAGGTTGTTTTGATAAAATGTCTTTTTGCATAAACTCAAATCCAGTATTATTGATTTTCATTTTCAATCTAATAGGTTCTTCGTGTGGTGTTGGACGACCACCTGTCTCGTTTTCTTTTACTTTTAAAATATATAAATTAGAATACATCCACTCCGTAGGATGACTTGTGTATCTATGTATGCATATAACATCATCTGCTCTATTTCCCCATTTACCACCACCTTCTACATCAGCCATAGATAAAGGTTTAGATAAATTACCATATTCATGATTTGCTGGATGTGTTCTTCTTAACGCTTCTGTTACACCGTGTGCATTTAAAAATATAGTTATATTATTAGTTTTAGAAAACATTCTAAACTCGCTAGCAACTTGATAATCATACTCGTGACCACCAACAGCTTTTAACAATGTGTAATCTTTTGCTAAACTATTATAAGGGTCTACTAACAAACCGTGATAATCCCATGCATCTTTTATTGATTGTGATTCTTTAATTAATTGCTTATAAGTATAAAGATCTTCTACATCAATAATTTTAAAATGTTTATCACACCAACTAACTGCATCTTCTATTTGACTATCAGAAGCTTCTTGAATTGGTTTTCCCATTTTAAATTCAATTATTTTTCTAACAATACTTTGTGGAGTATTTTCACTTGACCATATTAAAAACCTTAATTTATGCTTTATTGCCCAAACAACAAATAAATAACATATAACAGTTGTTTTACCTGTGTTTGCATGTCCTATTAAAAGATTAAAATTACCTTGTTTAAAACGTAAATACTCATCTATTCCTTGTACTCCAATACCAAGACCTTCTTTAACTCTTCCATACTTTACATCTAATATTTTTTCCTTAATTGCTTTGCTTTGCGCTATCATATTGATTGTGTTGTTTTATTGTATTTTTTTTCTACTGCTAATGAGTTTTCATCTAATTTTGGAACGTAATAACCTACAATTGGATTTACTTTATAATTCCAAAAATCATCAGGCATTTCTCCTTCTGTTATTTTTTTCATAAATATATAAAAAAAAGGGGAGTATTTTCGTTTCTTTTACATTTTAAGTAATGCAATAGGTTCTCGACAATATCCCCTTTTAAATTAAAAATCTAAATCTACTTCTGTTTCTCTGGCAGGTTGTTGATCCTGGCTAGTAACTTCACTATCAGTTTTAACTATTTTCCAACCGTTTATTGAATTAAAATACTTTGTTTCTCCTTGTGGATTTACCCACTCTCTACCACGTAAATTAATACCAATACTAACAAAATCATTTTCTGCAAATTGGCTTAAATAATCAATAGAATCATTTACAAATTCAACACAAATAACTTGTGGCCAATCTGAAGATCTATCAGTTTCTAAAATTAAATTAGCTTTTTTCATTCTATCAGTAATTTGTACTGCTTTTTCTATTTTCTTAATATAACCTGTAATTTCCATTTTTATTTATTTAATAATTGTTCAACTTCTTTTTCTATTTTGTATTTACTTTTAATATTATCTAAACTACCACCATCTGCAATATACTGTTTAGCTTTTGTAAAGGCTTCTGAATTTTTTGATAATGTTGGTTTATCAACTTTTAAGTTTGAATTTACCTTATTTAAACCTTTTCCACCAGCTATATTAGCATCATCATCTACAGCTTGTAAACCAAGAAGTGAAGCCAAAGTATATCTTCTATAATATGTAATAGCAGAACCTAGCTTTTGTGGGTCATTTATTTCGGGTAGTTTTAAAGCTGATATAACACCTCCTGTTCCATCTACACAAATTAATTTACTATAGACCATATCTTCTTCTATTGGTTGTAACAATAAAAGTCTATGTTTTTTTAATAAAGGCTGTAATTGTTTTATTAGTGAATTTATATCAAAGTATTTTGACTTGTAAAAAGGGTTTTTAGTGTCTTTACTAACAGTACCTATTTCCTGTTGTAATTCGAAAAGTTTTAAATTAATTGTTTTGTCTTTGCTCATTGTTTTTTGTTATTAAAATTAATTGTTTTTTAGCTAATTCTAGCTCATACTCTAGTTCTAATACTTTTCCGTAGAGTTCTGGTTTAGTAAATTTATCCATATTATTTTGATTTTATACAAATATAAACAATTTTTGAATACAACGCAAAAAAAAAGGGTAAGAATTAAATCCTACCCTAATTTCAAAACAAAACAAAGGATCAAAGAAATGTTTTTAATTTTTTACTATAGTAATCTATCATGTCTAAAATATCTTGTGTAGAATATTTAATA